CTTATTGTCACCATTCATTCCATTATTAAAACTTGCTTCTTCCAATATCTGCCGCTCAAATGCAATTTGATTAAGCTCATCTGTAACTTCTGTATCTGTTAGTCCTCTCCATTTCTTCATGTATGTCTTTCTTGACAATACACCGCTTTCTACCTCGGCTAAATCAGTTGTCTTTTCTTCTATTTCATCTTCTGGTAATGGAGTATTCTGTACAACCTCAACCTCATAGGTAATTGGAATTACTTTATCCTGTATATACTTTGTAACACATAATGGATACTGTATTGCACCCTCTATGATTATCTCTACCATTTCTGACAGGCCTGGACCCCAAACCTTCATTTTTTCTTTACAACGAACAATTAACGGCCAATATATAGCCTTTAGAGCCTTACCTGATGTTATTGCACCCTGCATTGTATCTAGTGTTATATTTGGCATATCAACCTGTTCATAACCGGCCGTCTTTATTCTATCGAGTGATGTTTTTAACGCAGCCGAATAGTGCATTCTCGGTTCTAGTAACCCAACCTCTGGATGTGGCAGTGTTAAATTCTGGTCTGAACCTAAATCCCAAAATGCACCGGCACCCGTTGACAAATTCTTTGTAGAATTACCTTCCATATCTACAACATACTTGGTAGGATTCATTGATTTTCTTTGTGCATCTGAATCGGCATTACTTAACTTTGAATACCATTTTTCATAATCCTGTAATAGCTCTATTTCAGATTCACCACTTACTTCCCCAAGCAATCCATCATTTATAAAAATAACGGCAGGTATTCTCTTTAACTTAATAGGCTGTTTATTTGTTATTTCTTCAATTAGTACACCAGCACCATTATATATCTTTTCCTCTAAATACACAGTATCTTCATCTTCATCGTATGTGTACTTCTTTTCAAATATCCTTCTATCTGCCAAAGACATACAATCTTTTACGACTATAAAACACACAAACTTTGTAAGGAAATTTGGATTACCAATTTTTGTCTCATATACAAACTGTAAACTATTAAGAAATGTTATAACAACACCATCTTCTTCGTTAAAATTTACAATACAGGCAACCCTCTTACCAATAAAACAATCTCTTGCCGCTTTTACAAGTATATCTTGGAATCTATTCTTCTTTAACACCGTCACTATTAAATCATTCATAATAGATAACTGCGTTCTTGATTCTTCTGTTAATATGCTTGTATCTCCTTTTGGCTCTATTGTTATATCAGGTTGTTCGCCAAATAAAAACCTTGCCTCTTTATTAATTAGGGATGCAGCCATCTTGTATTTTAGTTTGGCTGGTACATAATCTCCATTTGTACCTTCAACAAGGAAATCTTTACCTTTTTTATAAATTCTATAAAACTTACAAATTTTACCAAACTCGTGAAACAAATCTTCGGTGCCTACATCCGTTTCATTCCTTAATAAAGCATATGGTATTTTGCTATATGCAGACAGTATGCCTGTATCATCTAACTCTTCATATCCTTCAACAATTTCTCTAAATACCTTTTGCTCCTCATTTAACAAGATAGCTACCTCCATTTACTTTTTATTCTTCATTACTGAAATCTACATCAATTGTACCAGCATTAGCTGCATCGGCAAGTCCCTCACCAATAATATATGCAACAACAGCGGCACCCTGCATAATAAGACCGGCAACAGTCTCTGCCTGTGAACCTTTTCCAAGTGCAGTCATTAGACCAGAAACAAAAAGAGCAATTGCAGCCCAAAACTTTCTACTTGTAAGTTTTCTCTTCCAGTCTATTTCAAAATTACTTTCATTAACAAAATTAATCTCATTATTAGCCATTTAACATATACCTCCTCTTGTATTTTGTTTTAGCCTCTCCAGATTTACTATTATAATTCTTATATTTAATATCGGCTACAGTTACAGTATCAAGACCATACCAAATTGCAGAAAACGTGTGTGGGTCAATATTAAACTCATCATATTGTACCTTACCATTGCTATCTTTCTTATAAGTCAAATCTTTTAACTCTTTTATTGTGTTCTTACATTTAGGACTAACGATTATCTTTCTAAATCTTTTTACCTTCCTTGTATTTGATAACCTTGAACCAGAAAACTTATTTTTACATGGTCTCATTAAATATCCCATCTGCCTATAAAATTGTATAGCTTTTGGGTCTTCATTATCTGCAACTATATATTTATTATAGCCTTGTAAATAATAACTATCTAACCTATCTTTTAGCTTCTGCATTTCTGGCAATCTAGCCATCTGAGTATCTGTTATATGGTTTATATATATTTCATCCCATATATACAATATACCATTCTTACTATCTACAGACATACTTAATACAGCGTTATAACTTTCTTCGAACCCGAAGTCAAAACCAAAATATTGATTTTCTACACCCAATTTCCTAATTGCATTTACAAAATCTCTCGGCTTAGAAGCAACCTTAAACTGTGGAAGAACTCTAGTACCAGATGCACCAAATCTACCCCATCTTGCTACCAAGTACAATGGATAGTCATAATCTCTTAATTCATCGAGTCTTCGAATATACTGCCACGGTAGCCATGGATTATCACCTGGTGTACTATGGTGATAATATATGCCATTTTTTATCAAGTTCTTCTTATCATAAAACTTTTCCTCGGGCATAATAACATGTTCTTCACCGTTTTCATCTACCCTTGTAAAAAATCTTGTATAAACCCAATTCTCTCTATTTACTGGGTTACATGATAAAATGAAATGCATGCTTAAATTTGGTGTTCTAATTCTTCCTAAAAGTTCTTTATAACCATCTGGATTTATTTCTGAACATTCCTCTATCCATACTATACTTACACCATTTATTGATTTTACTTTTTCTGGATTATCCATTCCTTTAAATATTATTTGAGAACCATTAGCAAATAGTATTCTTAGTGGTGATTTTAGTGCTATACATTTTGTCTTATTTGTTTTTCTTTTAAACTCGTTAAAATCATAACAAAGCAAATTCATATCTTCTAATATTTCTTTAAATAGGTCGTAGCAACTTTCATAAATTGTATCAAAGACTTGTCGAACAACAAGCGCCTTTCTTTTTTCTTCTAACAGCTTTAGAATTAATTTAAAGGCGATATGATAACTCTTACCAGAACCATAACCACCTATTAGCAGATATGTTTCATAATCCCAGTTAAAAATAAAATCTTCAAATGCGGGACTAACTTCCTTTGTTATTCTCATAATTAGTCACCGCTTAAATCATTTATACTTTCTTCATCAAAATCTACTTCATCTGGTTCTTCTCTTTTATTTCTAGCTTTATACTCTTCTACTTCTTCTGGAGTCCTTTTTCTTAACTCTATATCTTTATCATCAATGCTATACTCATCTAAGTCTTCTTCATCTTTCTTTGATGCCCTTCTTACAGTAATCTCTACTTTAGAATCTTCTTCTAACTCGTCAATCAAATTAGACTTACCAGCCATATTTCTCCATTTACCATTAGAGCGATTATACAGATATATTTCAATAGCCTTTACATTAGGCGGCTGTTCTGTTACTTCTTCTTCTTTTAATGTTTCTACAACTTTACCATATCTTAAAACAGTTGTTACTTTTGTACGTTTTGTTGTACAACCTAATGCTGAACGTAATAAAGCATTTTCTACTTTATAATCTGTTAATTCTTTTCCATTCTTAAATGCTCTATCTATATCTGGATACTCAATTCGCCATCTATATAATGTTTCAGTTCTTATACCAATCTTAGCTGCTATATCTTTTAGACTATAACCATCTCTTACCCATGATTCTAAAAGTAGGAGGTTATCATCTTCTAGCCATTCATCTATAATGGCTGTTCTTCTTTCTATTTTAGAAACCATTTTTATACCTCCATAATTTATACCTATAAATAATAATATAAGTATATTATATTATATAATATATATTATATATTGTCAATACCTAAAATAATATTTATTTTATTGTTAGAAAAAATGTTGTTGCATATTGCTAAAGTTTTTACAGCAGTAGTTTTTGAGGTTATGTTTGCTGTGGTTATTTGCAATATATAATTGTGTGTGTGTGTGTGTGTGTGTGTGTGATAGAAAAATAAAAAAGTATTATTGCCAGTGTACGGCTGGTGAGAAGTAGATGCCGAGGAATTGCATGAATATTCTGATAATAGATGGTCGGCCCTTGAATTGTCTGACAGCTCGTCGAATTAACAATAATATCAAGAATATTCTGACAATTCAAAAAAATGACCTTAATTGTCAGACAGTTAGAATCAGAGAGAGAGAACATTCAGACAATTCTCTCTTAACCATAATTATTATCTGACAATTCTTCTCTATCACCATCAATTGTCAGAATATTATCTATTATCACTTTAAATTATCATAATATTCATTATATTCTGACAACTATTGTTATTATCAGACAATAGATATATATTAACAATAATTATCTGATAATTTCGTTCATAATTTATTCATAAATTATTTTCAATTCATTCATTATCTATTCATATCAGATTCATATTTATATTATAGAATATCTATAATGAAAAATTTAATAGAGACCTCAATTCTTAGAAATTTTCTTTCAATTCTTCTTATTTTCTGATAATTCTTATCATTTCTGAAAATTTTCTGATAATTTCATTTCTATATTGAGAATCTATTGAATTTTCAGAAAATTAAATGAAAATTCTGAATATATCAATTCTTTATGAGAATCTGTCTGAAAATTCTGAAAAATCAGAAAATTCTAAATATTCAGATAATTTGATATATTTAAATGAATTTTCAGAATTGAACCTTGAAAATTGAATATTGTCAGACAATTATCAAATTTCTTTAGAAAGAGAGAGAAAATTATGAAAAATACAATGATTAATCAGATAATTGAATCTATGAATCTCCAGATGAATGAAAATTCTGAATATTTAATGAATATTCAGATGAAAAGAGATTTTGAGGAGAAAATTCAGAAAGAATTAAAGAAAGATTCTAAAGATTCTAAAAAATTCATTCTTTCCTTCAAAGATTCAGACGATAAAAAGAATTATCAATATAAATTCAGATTATTTCAATTTCATAATTCAATTGATAGAGATATTAAGATAAAATCTGAAAAATTCAATCAATTCATCAATTTGAAATTAATTTATCATCGAAAGAAAGATAATTCAAAAGAATTCAGAATTTATTATTCTTTTAAAGATAATAATCAGAAATTAAGAAGATTCAGATTAATAAATTCTGAAATTCAGAAAATTCATAATGATGAAGATAAAATGATTGAATATTTCGACAATTTGATTAAATCTCAGGATATTTCAAAATTTTCTGAATATAAAATCGGATAAATCAAATTTTCAGATAATTAATTGATAATTCAAGGAATTGATTGATAATTGATTCTTAAATGATGAAATTATCAATCAATTCCGATTTTTTCTCAAAGAATTCAGAAAGGAATTAAAAAAATGATTAATCTTCATACAATTTATCTCGATTTAATTAAATTTTCAGACGATTATCAGAATTATGAAATATCTATTGATAATTATGATTCAGATGAAGAATTTATTGAATTCTCAATGATTTCTGATTTATTTTTAGATTATCAATTCAAAATCCATAAAGAATCTGAATATTATATAATTTCTCAGTTTATTTCAGACGATTTATATGAATATTTTGAAATTTTCAGAATAAATTCAAATTATATATCAAATGATGATATAATTATTGAATTTATCAAAAGATATCTGAAATATACCAAATCAATATATATGAATTCTGAAAAATATAGAGATAGATTTGAAAAATTCAGAAAATCATTAGAAAATGAATTAAATAATCTAAAAATTGAATATCATAATGAATTTATTCAGATAATTTTCAATAATGAATTGATTTTTCAGATAAATGAATTCATTTTCGAAGATGATTATGAAAATTATATAGATTTATCAATATTATCAATCTATTATTATCTAATCAATATAAAAGATAGAATATTCTAATAAAAAATAGATATTTTCAGACAATTAGAGAGATTCAGAGAGAAATTTCTGAATCTTTCTTTTTTTTATCTAAAATTGTCAGACAATTCTTATTTAAACTCTAAATTATCTGAAAATTCATTCGTCGTTTTATCTATTTTCAGACAATTCATTAGTTATTAATTAAATTATCAGACAATTCAGAGTTTATTATTTAATTTTTCAGATAAATTTTAGCTTTAAAATTTAATTTTCTGAATTTTCAAATAATTCATTCGTTATCAATCAAATTGTCTGAAAATTTAATCTATTGTTATTATTTTGTCTGATAATTTCATTCGTTGTTATTAAATTGTCTGATAATTTAAACCGAATGTATTTAAATTCTGAAAATTTATCCCTCTTGTTAATTATTTTCAGACAATTCATATAAATATCTCATATTTTCTGAAAATTATCAAAATCTATTTAATTTGTCTGAAAATTCATTATCTTGTTATTTAATTATCTGAAAATTCTCTTTATTTTTACTTATTTTCTGAAAACTCTCTTATTTTACTTAAATTGTCTGAATTCTTTCTAATTTTCCTTAAATTGTCTGAATATTTAGAATATTCTGAAAACAATGAATTTTTTGATAAATTTTCTGAAAATTTAAAAAACCAAAAATACTTGATGGTTGATTTTTGCATGAAAATAATTAATATTATAAGTTACAATTTACTTATATAATATTTACTTATTATAAATGTTATAAATTTATATTTATAAGTATTTTTAAATATTTATATACTTTCTGACGGTGTTAGAACAATTACTTTATATATCTATATACTTTTATAATATTATTTATACATGTATTTATAAGTATTTTTAAAATTGTAATTAAATAGTATCATAACATCATAATAATCCTTTAATACTATAATACTTTATATTATGATACTATCATAATAATACTATAATATTATTATTATAACATTATGATACTAATATTAATTCTAATAAGACTCTAATATTATAATACTATAATATACCTCTAATTACTAATCCCTTTTCGGCCACAACTTTTTTAATTCCAAAAACCTTTTTGGCGAGCAAAATTTAATTTTTGTACTTCCTTCTTGACTTTCTTGAACAACCACAAGACTTTGAAAGACCTAACATTAAGCTTTCTCTCCTAATAACTTTCTGGCATCCACATTCGCAAACACATCTATAATAATATCTGTGCTTTTCTCCACCTGCTGTACTTTCATAAGTATCGCTGTCTAAGCATTTTACGTGAAGTTTACCATAATCGTTACCTTCAATATCTGATGTGATAACACTAAAGCTGCCTTTTCTACTCATATCTTTTCTGCTCCTTTTATTTTATCATCACCTCACTAGGGCTCCTATTTGAACTTCTAGTGAGGCATATTCACTTTATCTTATATTCTATCGAGTAATCATACAAAACCTATACTATAAGGAATAGTCAGTCCTGATGTAGACGTCTGTAATTCTCTTTAAGCTTATTCAGAATACTTTCTCTTGAACAATCAGAACAGATGTAAATCACCAAGGCAAGTTCTTCAATACTTGCACCTTCTCTATTTAATTCAAATAACTTATTATACTGAGAATTATCACCACATGTAAACCAGTTATTATTATTGCAAATATGATACAGGTCTTCAAATGTAAATAATGCTCTTTTCTTCATAACTTCATTCTCCTTTGCTTTTAATGATTCTATAACATCTTTATACACATCATATAACTGATATGCTTCTTTTTCTGTAAGTATTCCAACTTCTACGTTTCCTGAGA